ATTGGCCTGAGGTGATATAAAATAAGGTACTGTATTCGCTACAGTTGTGGCATATGATGCATTAATTTCATTATTGGCCACACCATATGCACCATAAACTACAATTTGTTCTGGTTGAGCACCAGCGTTATATGTATTCCAGAAATTTGTTGATGGGCTAACGAAGAAGCCTAAGTTAAATGGCTGAGTCCAATTTGCCCATTCGACATTTTCCCAGCGGATCTTGTGATCGTAGACTGTAATTGTACCATAAAGACCGGCANCGCCCGAGAAGGTATTGGCGACTCCATTGACAAAATCAGTATTATTGAAATCATCCCAATACGCTACGAGATCGTGTGTCGATGTCGCATAACCACCACCGGCATTTGGACTTACATCGATTCTAATTGTTTGAGAGGGATCCAGTGGCTCTCCAGTCTGCACATCAAATGTGAATGGTTCGACTGAATCGCCACCGGTGTTGGCTAGTAACAGTTTACCTTCAAAGGTTAGCTCATATTCAAATGGCTCATTGCCGTACACAGCAGGAAATTCATTGTGAGGTTCGTGTGGGAACGTATCTCTCTCAATGTACTTATCGTTGCTGTAAGTAAGTTCATAATCTATAACTGTGTTCGCCATTTTTCATTGCGCCTATGCTGCCCTTAGGTAGCTACTACAACTCTCCTTTGCNAGTATATATTCTTTAACCAAGCCTGATCGGACGATATCATCCGTGCAGAAATTAATAATATCGAACGAATCAATTTTATTAAGAACCTTAAGAAAATCAGGCAATCCTGTTACATCGTGTTTGTGTCTTGTTCCTGCCAAGTCATCTTGGAATGTATCACCGCAGAAAATGATCTTAGACGACTCACCAACACGGGTGATAATACTATCGAGTTCGTGATATGTCATCGATTGGCATTCGTCTACGATAATGATAGAATTGTCAAATGTCAGTCCTCTTACGAACGACGATGTCATGAATTCTACCTGGTGCTTTGTTTTGAGTATTTCCCAAGCATCTCCTCTTTGAAATAGGTCATTGGTAATGTCGGAATAGGGTACCGTGAATACGGCTTCTTTTTGAGCCTTGGAACCGGGCATGAAACCCTGTTCTCGTGTTTGTACTGCAGATCGTATTACGATAAGTCTTTCATATTCAGGTTGGGTGAGAACATCGGTAAGCCCTAGGTACATTGCGCACATTGTCTTCCCTGTTCCAGCAGTCCCAATTGCTGCTATATTTCTATCGTTACGATAACTATCAAACATATCCTCCTGTGTATCAGTAATTGGTTCTATTCTTCGCATTGCGAACTTACTGTTCACGAGCTCATTTACATTTCTGTCCTGCCTTCGTTTTTCTTTGCGGGACATACGCCGACTTGCTTTGGCCATGGAACCTCCTTCGAAAACTTCTTAGAAGTCATTGATTGTGTTTTTAGTATGACGAGAGCCAGGGTGGTGGCTCTTTATGTTTTTTAACACATCACGAAAACTATCTGAAGGCTTTTTGAGCCCCAGACGGACCGGGTCACCGATTCCCGGCGCGGAAGTAATAATAGGTTCGAGGTGGGGATTTTCTTCTAGGAAGACTAACTTGTTAGAATAAGACATCATCTTATCAAAAGTTTCTTGGGTTTCTTTATCTCTAAAAGAATAGGTAGGCATTGTTTCTCCACGTATGATTTTATTTATACAAAGTTGTGGTACAAGTCAGCCCAATTTTCTACCAGAGGGATGTCTTCGTTCTCATAGTTCTTGTTTTGTTCATGTTTCATTATTATAGATCGCAAACCTAGGGCAGAACCAACCTCAGCATTTGTAATCTTATCTTCAACCCATATGCACCCAGAATCTTTGTATTCGGACAGAGCCTCGTCCTTGTCAGCACCGCAATCAAGGATTACATATCGCTCAAAGACAGATGGCCCAAATAATTCGCATAGGTTTTTGATTCTGAGATGTTGTGCATATTCGTCGTTAGTCTGACTGGTTATCGCATGAAAGACGAAACCTTTATCAGAGTGTAGTTTCTTGACGTATTTGATAGCATCTCGTAGGGGTGGGAGTCTACGAACCGTAGCACTCTCGTTGAACATTCGAATGAGTCGTTTCATTTCAAATTTGTCTATGGCATATGCCACAGCCATGTCGTACACACCCTCTTGTTTCTTTTCGTAATGGTGACGCTTCATCCACTGATCGAATGCATATTCCCAATCAAGTAGAACACCATCACAATCAACTAGGATAACCTTATCGGCTAGACTGGTCATATTTTTCTCACAAATCAATTCAACCCGATAATTATAACACGGGCAAAGTGTTTTGTCAACACTTATTTGTCATTAAATTCTTTAAAACCGACTTTATCGTCTCTACGTCGGCGTTGGTCTTTTTTCTTTGACTGATTCTTACGCTTTTCTCTGACTCGGCCCTCATTCTTTGAACCCCAATCGTCATCGTAAGGATCTTTACGATAATTCTTAAATCGTTTAGCCATGGTGTTATCCTATCTTGCTCCTGTAAATATCAGGAAAGGCCTCTACTAGAGTCTTTTCCGTTAATCCCTTAATGGGCTTTTGTGAAATCACATGATTAGCCAAAAGGTCTGCATCATCGTTATCAACATCTTCCAGAAGACTAATAAACAAAGATTCACGCTTGACCTGATTCAGGTTATCATAACCACCACCTTTCACAAAAATTCTGAGTCGTCGGGTCTCTTTATAGAGCATACCCTCAGTACCCACATGTGAATTCTTTTTCCAAGGTGGTGCTGTACCTGGTAAAAGGAACGTCACATTTTCTTTATCGTAAGTCAGACGAAGAATGGATCGCAAGGGAACCGTGTCGTGGCTGCGTAACCACTCTATCTTTTCGTCTTTCTTTTTCAGTTCAGAGACCTTGCCAAGTATCTCTGAAATTGATAATCTTATAGCCATTTTAAAAATCCTGTATATCAGTAAGTAGATTTTTCAATTTCTTTTTCATAAAGTAATTGAATAAATGCTCTCGACCAACTTCTTTTTCTTCGGCATATGCATCAAGAATCTGGTCCTTATATTCTTGTGGAATCTGACTGAGATCGATCATCATACGATTACGTTCGTAGTTTCTCAGCACCTCTTCGGGCATATTCTCACAACTCGAAAATTCATGCAACTTCTTTTTGGTCATTGGTCTTTGTCTCTCACCAACAGCCAAACAATTATCTGCACTTAATACATTTGGAACACCATCGCCGGCATCACCCTTAAGTAAGTGTTCACTAAGGTATTTATCAGGATTATCATTTCTTATCCATCGTTTTCGAACCGGATCATATTGATCAACATTGCCATAGCCTTGCAATTGAATGTAGTCCTTATCACCCGACAATACCAGATATTTTTCAGAACCAGTATTCAGTACGGTGCCTTCCTTGTGAATGATTGTGCCGATGATATCATCAGCCTCACATCGTTCAATGTCAATCACCTTATAGGGAAAGAACTCTCGGAGTTCGTCTTTGATTTTGTGCAAACACTCAAACAGAGCATTCCAGTCGAGATCGGAAGTGTCCCGATTCTTTTTACGATTTGCCTTATAGTAGGGATAATAATCTCTACGCCAGACATTTTTGTTGTCAGCACATATGATGATCTCGCCATACTCTGCCGTGAACTTTTTTCGATTCATTCGCAGAGAGTTGAGAAACATATGCCGAATTAGATTTTCGTCTAGGTCGACATTAGTGTGATTACCGATACTAGCGAATAAAGACGCAAGCATCACTTGGTTGTAGTCTACAAGAATTGCCATAATTATTTACCATTATTTAATCTGAACCACCATTTTAATCTATTTCGTCATCAATGTCAACCATTTTTTCGTTTATTTCTTCAATAGTGATATGTTCTATCGCAAAAGTCTGCAATGGGTGTTCGATACCACTAGTCTGTAGATGCAAAGATCTAATTGACTCTAAGATTAAAACCATAGACGGGTAGAAGGAGTCCATGTCTTTTTCAAAATCACACCCAGCCCGGCCGAGTTCATTGATCACATTCTGCCAAAGAATGTCTGCAACCTCAGATGCATAACTCTCTTTATACTGGCGAAGGTGCTCTTGNACCTCTTCCATTGACTGGGGTGGAGCATCGATTTTGATTTTCGGAAACTCAATTATATTGCTTTCATTAGCCATTTTTTTCGTATCCAGCGATTACGTTTGCCAGTGTTGCATCCCAAATAGTCTTAAATGAGCCGATACTGTTACGAGCAAGATTGAACCTATCTGAATAGGTAAACTTAGTAAAGTATTGATCATCGGCATTCATTACTTGAACCAATTGCTTTGCCACTGAAAAAGCGTAATTAGCATGTTCGTTGTTGTTTTCTTTGAAGTCATACGTAATCGTAGCGTTTGCACAGGTCTCAGGCAACGCACCAAAATTTGGGTGAATGCAAACTACCTGGCTCTTGATAGCCTCAATGAGAGCGATGCACGACGTTTCCTTCCAGATATTGGGATACAAGAAAACATGAGCCTTATCAAGTGCCTCGAGAACTGTAGCGTTGTCCACCGAACCGTGATAGGTCATCTGTGGATGTGACTCAATCTTCTCAAACAAGTCTTTATAAGGCTCATCACGAGATTCCCAACCGTAAATACCAAATGATGAATACACATCCAAATGTATATTACTGAACTCTTTGGCGAGTGCTTCAAATACAGGCACAAGAAGCTCAAGTCCTCGGTGGGGAGTCGTGTGATAAATGAATCTTATAGTTTCCTGATCCTTCTCTTTTGGCGAATACTCTTTCTCTACCGCATTGTGAATCACCACACAGCGAGAATAAGGAATGCCATAGCGTAAGATATATTGGTCTCGTTGCCATGCTGATACGAAGATGAGTCGGTCAAATTTCTGCCAACCACCATCTACCAGTACTCTGTTTTCTGGATCTTCTGCAAGATCATGGCACCACAAGATATTAGGAACATCATCGTACATCTCGCGGGTTCGTGAAAGGTGAACAGCGACCTTACCCAACAAATCGGGGTTGGCATTATCGACAAGGCGTTGCCTCATCATTTCGGTACCACCATTTGAATTCTTAGAAAGCTCGGTATTGATCACCTCACCTTTATAAACCACGCTCATATTTTACTCCACAATTGTAATCGAATTTACATTTTCGACCCGAAAAGAACGCCAACCATTAGCCTCTAAATCCCATGCTGCCACGACGGCTTCATTGACCGGCTTAGGTGAGAATTCACCATCTGACACTACTGGGGTTTCGGGTATTTGATCTGCGACTAGGGTACACTTCATCAATCGATTCTCACCATTTACTTTAGTGAAATCGACAATACATACATTTTCCGACAGGGCTGTTTTCAATTTATCATAAGTCATAATGCTATTTTTTCTCCACGTATAGGATGATCAAATTGGACCTGGGTCAGCCTCTCGATGCATCTCAACCGGTATTCAATACTGATTAACGATTGAAAGAAATCGTGTATCGTACCATTATTATGTATACGATATGTCAAAAGCTTAGCAGGCATATCTAACACGAAATCATTTTCGATTTCGGTTTCATGATTGATGATAATTTCACTAGACTCACCAGCAAACTTACCATCAAAATATCTACGAGAATCGCCTCTAAAATCACAGCCTTGACGAGTCAATTGTACGATCGCCACATTCTCCGCACCTACCTTATCAACGATTGGCTGTAATTCTTCAACGAATCCACCATCACTGATTACGTAGTTTTTATTCAAGTCTATTTCTTCGGCAACTTTTCGACCAAAGTAGTCGTTGCCTTTATTTGGTTTAATAATGTCTTCTGAGGTATAAATCATTGCAGTGCGACGAGAGTGGTTCTTAAGAGCTGCCTCTCGCGTTTCTTTTTTAGAACGATCATTGTAGCCGTCCATAAACCAAGATTCTTTCACACCAAAATATTTGATCGTCTCTTTAAACAATTGCTTTTTGAAGCTTAGGTGTTCAAAGTTAAATCGATTGCAGTAGAAGTCTGCAGCCTCATCTTTGCCTGTGCCGGGTGGTCCATTAAAGATCAGTATCATTATGTTTTTGTTCCTCAAAAAATCCAAATTTTGCTATGTAATAGGCATCAATGATATCACTGATGGGGTTCCAATTCTTAGGGGACATTATATCAAGTCTAGCTCGAATGTCAACCCCTGTTTCAGCAATAAATGCATCATACATCATTTCTTTACTGGCGTTACCTTTACCAGTGGCAAATTTCTTAATTACAGTTGGAGCAGGAATCTCAAACGGAATACCACATAGCCACAGTCGCTGTTTTAGGTAACCACCATTCTCAGCTATATTAAATACACGCCCAACAGCGCCAAATGCGTATCCCTCAATATAAGCATGCGTAACGTCTCCGTAGAACATGATGTCAAGGGACCAGGCTGAGAGGTTTTCGTATCGTTTTTGATCACAGTCCCACTCGGGGTAGTCATATCCAATGAATTCTTGTCCGTCGAGCTGTTTCTTCTTCCTGAAGAAATGGAATCTACAGTTTTCATATTTCCATTCAGCTCCGGTATGTACACAAATTGCAGGACTCGTTAAACTATAGTCCACTCCAGCTATCACCATAACACTACTCCATAATATTATGGTAATATTTATTCAATCTGCTCTATAGAAAATATGCGATCCAATTCGCCCAGTAGAATGAAATGATTTTCTCCAAGATGGCTTTACATAGGTAGCATGATAATGTGTAGCCCCCTCAGTAATACCTCTAAACAATTCCTGCTCTAACATTTGATTGGCAATCAGACGAGACTGGTACCAAGAATCCATATCAGTGGGCGTGTCTGTCTTGCCATCACAAAACCAACTGAATTGACATTTATTGCGAACAGGAACCTCTTTGCCTCGTTCTTCAAGATGCCATTTGCTCAATACGGCTTGATGTACAACGCCACAGACTGTATCGGGATACCGAGAACTTTCTACACGATTCAACACAACGTCTGACACAGCGTACATTCCAGCCAGATTCTCGCTTCTTGCTTCGTGGTAGATATTCATTGCAAGGCAATATTCGTCTTGTGGTATCGTTGGAAATTGAATAAAAGGTTGTTCTTTTTCATTTGCCAGTGCAAACATGGCTGACACGCTGACTATAAGGGTGATCAAATATTTCATATTAAATAGGCCTTCGTTTTAGTACAGTGGTTAAACCTTGGTGTTTCTGCTCTTCCTGATTCTCACCTTTCGGTGCGTGATCCCAGTCGATGGGGTCTTCGTTTGCTACATCCATTCTCATAATTTGTTCTTCGTCGACCAATGGATTCATTGTTTCACGATCTCTTTTAAACATACCAACAGAAACAACGAGTAACATTATGGCAAGAGGATCGAATACAACAACAAGCATTATAATGATGCCACGCACAGCAGTATCAAACATGTCTTTGGCATTCTCGCCGTATATCAGTTCTGCGATATATTTGAGCGGACCAACCTCTACTTCTATCGCAAGTTTCTCT